ATTGTATTTGTTTTGTTCGATACATCTAACAAAGCCTGTAAGATAATAGCCAAATATAATCTTCGTTCGGGAACTTCTCTATCGAACTGGACTATAGGGTCTATAAATAATACTTCATTTTTCTTTGGTTTGTACATTTTGTTTTTTTAATTGACCCGTAATGGGATCTCTTGCTATATTCTTTATAATTTCAGATCGTTTCTTTCTATATTCAGGATCTTTATAATACTCTCTTTCACCTAGTTTCTTTCTATATTCAGGATCTTTATAATGCTCTCTTTCACCTATTTTCTTTCTTGCTTCAGGATCTGACCACTGTTTCTTTGCATTTTTAGATTGTATCTTTCTTGCTTCAGGATCTGAGAATTGTTTCTTTGCATTTTCAGATTGTTTCTTTCTCCATTCAGGATCTTTATAGAACTCTCTTTCCCTTATTTTCTTTCTATATTCAGGATCTTGATAACTCTCAACAGGACGATAGAACTTACCACCCACTCTTGAGTTATAGTAAGCTGGTTCATCTGAACCTTTCATAGTAGAGGACAGTACATTGTATTTCATCTGATAGTACAGTTCATAGTATCGAAGACTACGCTTGTTCTTGTATTCAGCTATGATCTCAAACTTAAAATGCTTCTTTCCTATTTCTTCTATGTCTTTTGACAACCACTTGGAAGAACCAGTATATGTTTTCCAATCAGATTCCTTTTCCTTCAGGCGATTGTAATGCATATACTGTTTGCATCCAATGTATGCCTTACCATTGCGAAGGTTGGTAATGATATATACGAATCCAAACTTATTCAAGTTCGGAACGAACTCTCTATCTTTACCAACCTCCAACCAATGGTGATCTACCAATCCAATACCTCTTGCACATCAGGTGTCTTAGATACATGAGTAAGATACCTGTATCCCCTTGCATAGTTGAAGACACGCAAGCCTTGCCCATTATTTTTATCTTTCCAACACTCCTTCTTATGAGCACAATAGATACATGATGTTCCTAACCTACGATTACCTGCCATACCATCTGCTACATCGGAGTAGCAACGGGGTGGAGGCCCATCAGACTTCATAATAGTTTTGAGATTTTTAATTCTATCACTAGCATTAATCATCTCAAGGCTATGCATTGGTAGCAAACAAATCTCACCAGTTTGTTTATTGATAACAAGAAAGGCTGCTTCATCCATATCATTTGCTTGAGCATATGCAGAGAGTTGAGCTATGTATCCGAATGGATCATCCCTTTCAAGTCTGCCTTTCTCAAACTTCTCAAAGCTCCTGCCTGATGCAGACTTACAGTCAACCAGTACTCCATCAATAACACAATCCTGATGTCCTTTCACCCCTTCTATTGTAACTTCCTTTTGTGTATCTACCACTTCATGTCCTGCAAGTCGGGACAAAACAATCAGAAGCTCCTCAAGTATATAACCATATAAGAACTTGATACGTGTAGAAGATTCGAGAGGAATAACCTCGGTCTTATCTAAATTTATATCATACCATAGCTGTCGATCAGGTCTGCCAATGGCTGATAATCTTAGATTACTATTAGTACGAGGCTTCTCATTTAGAAATAATTTTAAGTGCTCCTTTATGTTAGTTGCAAATTCATCTACATGATATTCTATTTCTTTCTCGTCCATACTAAATTCTTCTGGACTAAAAAGATTATAAATATCCTCTACTAATGTATGTATATTTTTCATATGAAAGAGGGGGAGAGAAGGACTTTATAAAAAACTCTCCCCCATCCCCCTACTTAGGAGGCAAAGGGAATTTCATCATCCCCTTCGGCACTGGTGAAACCACCATCAACAACATCAAAAGCTTCGTCTGCTTCTGTATTATAAGGAATAAGATTGACTACTTGTACTGCCCGTAAGTCAGCACTTACTCCAGCACGACCTTTAAACTCCCACTCATAGGTCGTGTAATGAACATTAACTTCAGAACCATTACCAATAAGAGTTTGGGTCATAGTTCTTTTCTGCCCGTCCACAAGATCAGGAGCACGATTCAGTGATCCATCCTTACGACGAACCCGTCGCTTAACTGTAACAAAATCACCACGGTCATCACCCTTATTCTTAACGGTAAGACCATCCTTCTTAATAGTCTCCAAGTTTTTCTTATCTAGGTTACATACATCAACAGTCCACACACCATCACTATCAAAAGTTGTATTTGGATTGGTGATAGCAGCCCAATAAGCATTTCCTGAAATTACTGACATATTTTAGCTCCTTTTGCTAAGTTTGAAAGTTGAATGTCTCATACTTTTATTCGTTTGTCAAGTATTAATGTGTCATGGTCCATGTTTCCCCGTCTTTCCATGTACTATCCAAGGGGCAATTGAACTTTAACTTACGTTCTGTATCTTTAATAGCTTCTCTTGTTATACTTCCAAAGCGTTTCACATCTCCTTTCGCTACTTCAAATTGATATTCATCGTGGATAGAGGCTACTAATTTAGCATCTAATCCGGTACTGGATATTCTCTGAATCATATTAACTAACCAATCTTTACAGATACTTGCACCTGCTCCTTGAATCAGAGTATTCAATGCTGAATGAGGACTTCTTATGCGAAGAACTCTACCATCTATTCCTTTAATCCTTCCTTGTTCAGCAGCAGATTGAACATTACTACGAACTCTGGCAAGAGCTGGCATGTTAGATAAAAATCTATCTATAAGGGCTTGTCCATGATCTTTATTTCCTCCCACTATCTTACCTATCTTGGCAGCCCCTGCTCCATACATAAAAGCATAGATAAATGTTTTACATTGATCTCTGTCTGTTATCCCTGCCATCTTCATATTGGTTGTGTGAACATCACCATGTAAGATTTCATTAATATAATCTTTATCATTCATTAAATGAGCTAAACATCTAAGTTCAAGACCAGAAGCATCTGTCCCTACTAAAGTATGGGTATGGGGATTCGATACAGTCCAACAATCTCTACACTCTTTCCCGAATGGACTACGAATGGCAGGTATCTGGGCCATGTTAGGACTATGGTGAGCCATACGCCCAGTAATAGTTTTTAAAGTTAATACTCTACCATGAACTCTGCCTGTATTATCATTATATAATTTAATCCATGATTGTATTTGAGCTATTCTTTTCTGTAGTAAAAAGAATCTGGAAAAGTTAGTTGCTTCTTTCATCTTGATCTTATCCAAGATCTCTTCACTGACTATAACATTCCCTTTATCGGTAAACTGTTTTGGTTTCCATCCCCTTTCTATTAATCTATTTGCTATCTGTTGTCGGGAACCTATGTTAAAGGGTATATATTTTGTTTTAGTTTTTAATTCAACAATGGTGGGTTCAAATTCTTTCTTTGACCAAAGCTCTAGCTTATTAGCTTCATCTGAAAGTCTAGCCAAAAGACCAATTGCTTTTTGTATATCAAGAGCGAACCCATTATTCTCTTGTTGATCTATTATTGCTCTGATTTTGTGTTCAAGAGTAATAGAATAAGAAGAAAACTTCTTAGATTCTTCAGATAATTTTTCATATAGTTTAGCAGTAAGTTCAACATCATTTTTACAATACTCTAACATATCTTGTGTGTATGTAGAGAAATCTTCACATTCCCATTTAGGATAATTTAATCTTTCTCCCCATGAGTTAAGACTATGACCCCCTTCTCTAATAGGATTAAATAATTGAGACATGATAAGGGTATCTTCAATCTGATTTAATTTTATATTTGTATTTAATAATCTATTTAAAACAGGGGCATCAAAGGATACTCCATTATGCATAACAAACTTATCAACTGTAGTTGTCCATGATTTAAATTTATCTAGGTTAGTACTATCCCATACTTGTACCTCCTCTGTTTTAAGATCTCTTGTTACTATGCAATGAATCTTTGTTGGTTGTAGTGAGTCTGTCTCTATATCTACGATTGCGACTTTCATATTCTTCATCTTGTCCACACCAGTTACACTCCTCTCCTTTTCCTATACCCATCATAGAGTTTTCCACAGGACACCAATGATCCCACATTATAGGTTTCCCCTCAACATCCCAACGATCTTCAAAGTTACTACCTTTTGAAATTAAAAAATTAATAGTGATAGTATTTACTCCATATCTTCCACCCCTTTTTATTTCCTCAACCTTATAATTCATAATAGGTCCACTTAAAAGCCAATCAAAAAATTCACTCTTTTGTTTAGCCCAACTTTTATTTTTCTTTTTCATACTGCAAAACTTTCTCCACATCCACATTGAGATGTGGCATTTGGGTTTACAATTTTCAAATAGGAACCTGCTATGTTGTTGGTAAAATCTATAATAGTATTTAATACGAACATCATAGCTTCAGGTTGCACACATAAGTAACCCGTCCTAAGTTCAAACTTATCTTCTGTATTAAACTTATCTGGTATTTCTTCTTGCAGTATGGTCCACTCATAGGTGAACCCTGCACAACCACCTCCCTTTACACCAAGCATAACCCCTTGAGCATTATGATCTTTAATGATATCAGACAGATGATCATTAGCAGTATCGGTGATGGTAAGTAAAGCCATGCTACCCTCTCATCAATTTAAATAGACATAAAACGTAGGCTGTAATTACAGAAGACAGCCATATTCCAAAGCTGTTGGTAAAACTTAGTTCCTCCACATGGGTTGTAAGGATAAGAACTGTTACCAATGTGATCCCCCAAGATAATAGAGGTATAAGTATAAGAAAAGGTATCCATTTAAGAAGGGTACTTTCTATTAATAAAATCTTTTTCCACATCCTCCTTCTCCATATTAATTATATGAGCATCATTAACATCTATATGATAGAACTCTTCATTAGTAGTGTACTTAGTATTAAGTTTAGCTACTCTTGAATTTTTAACAGTAAGTCCATCAATGAACCATGCTTGCTTACAATCACTACGAAACACAATGAAAGTTAATGTACCTTCAGATCCATTACGTATCCATTTATCTACAATCTTATGCTTCCTATATGGAATACGTACTTCCATCCATTCATTAGGCCATTGACGAACCCAACTATATTTAATTTCAGTTTCAAAGAAAGCAGGTACACTATCTTTCTTACATGTTATATCCACTCCATACGTTTCTTTTAAATCTACATTTGAATATCCATTTCTTTTTAACCAGCTTCCCATAACACCATTTGATAATGGATCTGCTTTGTTATATAACTCTTGATCAAACTTCATTAATCATCTCCTGTATCAAACGGGTTATCTATCTCTGTCATTCTACCAGTTTTTCTATCATAAAATAAATGAGTAGTCACTCCTGTTTCTCCTGTATATCTATTCTTTAGTATACGAATAGTTGTTGTGTTAGATAATATAGGATCATCGTCTTGTTGATTTCTTTCCAATGCTATTACGGAGTCAGACAAGTGTCCGATGCTGGCCGATCCTCTGAGATGGCTTAAACTTATTTCCTTCCCATCCTCATGTCCTCTATCTCCAGAGGGTCTACGTAAATGTGATACTAATAATAAGCATACCCCTGTTTGTTCTACTAACGATCTTAGCTTGGTCATTAATATATCTATAGACTTTCTTTCATCTGTATCTTCTTGTCCACTAACTAAAATACTTAAGTGATCTAAGAATATCCATTTAGTATCAAGGGCTTGTGCCATGTACCT